TAACAGGTTGCCCACTATTTCTATACCCATTTTCCTATATGTAATAGATATTGGTTACCCAGTCACAACACCTCCCCCCCTTAAATCTAGCGGTGCGATAGTGCCCCGCGTCTACACAAAAACACTTTTTATGGAAAGCATTTTCAAAGTCGTCGCATGTAATCCTTCAAATTCCGGCAAGACCTTCGTATGGAAACTGGCAATTGCTCAGACCGCTAAGGCATTTGGTGTCACCAAGACTGTGACACGCACCTATTATATTGGTGGCATGCCGAGTGCAGCAACTATTGGTGCGGAACTCAAGGAGGACCTCGCAAACTTCGATGTGGTTGAGCGTCCCTTTGAGATTGAGGAGGATGGTGAGAAGACAATCATCATGCTCAAGTGGTTGCATGTGAAAGTAGCGTAAGCTACTTTTGCTGCTTTTATTATCCATCTCAGATCACGATCATCTAAACACCAACATATGCAAATCAAATCTTTCTCCTCCCTTTCTCTGATCACGATATTACTATATATTATGGTAGTATCATGCAGTACACGCTCAGGCCATCTGCCTGATGTTCCCACAAAACCCGAGAAGGTGAAGTATTTAGTGCAGGAATGGGATGCGGCTGATCAATTCAGATACACAGCCAAGGAAACCATCATGCTGGATACTATGTATCGCGTGGGTGATACAGTATTGGAGAGCAAATGCACTTCATGTACACTTCACTACTATATTATTATAAAGAGAGCAGGGCAATAAGCTCTGTTCTCTTTGTATTTTGTTGATGATTTGTTTGCATAACTGATTGATTATTAGTAATTGAGAGAGATGAGGGGTAATACAACCCACTTTAACGAGTTGTTTTTATTACTGTTCAAAACCACATCATTAATAATTAATACTATTACGTTTATGCTACTCATTCACAGAGATATGTCTCCTTCTGATTCTATTAATCTTTATTGGATTGATATATGGATATTGGATGCCGAGATATTAAAGGTGATTAAGAGATTTGCTCCTAATGCCGAGAGAGTGCAGGTATGGACATCAGAAGCATCTGGTGAGACATATATATTTGTTGTAGCAGAGGAGAATGATGAGTGGATAAGGATAGGAAGGCAGCAATTCTAGTAAAAATACTGTGTGTTTCTAGGAAGGAGCACATTTCATGGTTATTCGATCAACAATTCAGGAGGGTATTTCTATATCCTCCTCTTTTTCTTTTATAGCAGAAATGCTATGTAAGAATACATTCTATCGTAACTAACACACTAATATATGAATATCACTGATTTCAAGAGTAATCAGGAAAGATTATCCAAAGACCCCAAGAATTGGATTGGAGTATATAATCTGAAGGAGTATGCTGCTCCTGAGTTCGATCATCTACGTCAGATGTGGTGTGATGCACGCAGTGCATATAATAGCACATTGGAGATTATCGGACAGATAGCAGGTATAATCAGAGAGAAATACACAGCTGAGCGTGATAGCAAGCGGGAATCTCTCACTTACACTTTCAGGCTGGATAAAAGAGTCGATGAGTTGGAAAGGACAGTATACACAATAGTTGCTGTGCCTGATTATGTAATGGAGACAGACTCAGATTATTATAAAGAGCGCAAATATTCGCCCTTTATGGTAATTGAGGATGTTGTTGTATTTACACACACAGGTGGATGGCAGTGGAATGGTCTTAATAATGGGCACGTTCTCAGTGTTAATGATCGAATGCATCTACAAGATGGGAAAATTCCACAATTTTTCATCCAACGTTTACAAAAGTCTCATCAGAGCCAATTGGCTGTTTAAGATCGCACAGGCACACACTAATCCCAGAAATGGCAAGGTGTGTGCTTATCTAATTGATTTATATTATTCTACATAGCTACTCCTAGCTCCTTTTGTGTCACAACACAAGAAGCGAGAACCACTACGAGGAGGACGATCACGGGTATGATTCAGATACATGGGACGCCTGAATGGATCATACCACACAAACACAGATCAGCAATCGAATAGGGTTACGTAGTGAGTTACCTATTTGATTTAAAACTTCTTTGGCTGCGGCACTAATGGGATATTCGGCATCGTTTGGCCTCACGTTGAGGTCTCTCAACGAGCACTATTAGATGCTTGCAGCCATTTATTTGTAAATTCTTAATTATGAATATATTGTCTCAGGAAGATATTACTGAATTGAAGTCCTTAACTGATGAGGAATTGGTGTTTGCAATCAAAACAAATATTGCAAATACTATAGGCATAAAAGACTTAGCTAAGATTCTTTGGGCGTCTAGTCAGCTTATTGAGAAAAAGCTAGATGTGGTAGTAGTTAAAAAGTAAATTCTTACACCATGAATACAAAGAAAATCCTCGGTCTCGCATTTTTAGTATTAGCTCTTTATATTATTATGAGTTGGTGTTCATGCACTACTCCCAGAAGGGAAATGGGCTTCTACGCTAAATATCATGTAGATGCTGATGAGCCTGTAGGTATTGCAGGAACGAAAGAGCAACCTGATACGGTAGTTGCATGGGTGGAGTGCAAGGGGCATAAATATCGCTTGCATATTGCCTACAAGAAATAATTATGGGCGGACAACAGGAAACCACGGGGATGGCAGTAATGTCATCCCTATTCTTTTGTAAATCATTTCTTTATGAATATATTTGAGCATCTCGTCAAAGCTGTTAAAAGACAGGCTAAGAAGAAAAGTGAGTATAATCTGGATAGTTATGGTGTAACATTCAACGATTTGGTAAAGATCATTAAGGATGCACAGCAGAATTATCAGATGCAGGAGAAAGGTGAGGAATATAAGGGAAATGAATATGAGGATACACTAGAATATCCTAACGCACCAACTTCGTAATCAATCTCCTTATATATGATCAAAGTACAATCAACGTACTACCCTGAAAAGACTCTCTCATTCAATGATTGGATGTTATACATCTATAATCAATTGAGTAGGAGATAAGAGGCTTGCAGCACAGAGAAGGACTGAGTCGCTATTGCGGAGCATTGCCCAAAACATAGGCAGTCCTTCTTCTCTTTGTAACTAATTGATTCACAATAAAATCTCAATTATGAGAGCAAAAATCATTGTATTCATCGTATTGGTGGCCATTGCAATTTACATGAATTGTATTGCTGGAATTGAAGATAATCATTCATTATTTATAATGGCAGGATTATTTGCAGGTTTAGCTTTGTGGCTTGCACTTCATATTGCTGGGGATTTGATGGAGTTCAAAAGACCTCTTGATTCCAGTCCAGATGTGCAATTAAAAGTGAGTGAATTTGCAGATGGTAGGCAAATGCTCACCATCAAGAAGAGAGGACGTATATCCTACATCTACATCACGAAGACTGAGGCTGAACGTCTTGAGGCTTCTGAGATTCTGGATTAGCTCTTTGATACTCTGATTATATGGCCTATGAGAGGAGAAGCTCAGCTCTCGCCCATAAACAGCAAGGACACTTCCCAAGAAAACCTTGTATAATTGGGGTATCATTTTATTCTGTATTCTTTCACCCATAATATATCTACATCATGCCTATCGTAAAGCAGGATCGTGTCATGCCTTTTCACTTATTGCATCGTGGCTCGCCATTTGCATTCACCACCACCATTTACTCTCAAACAAATGGTGAGGAGAAACCCAAAGAGCATATTTTCTACAAGTGTGGTTCTAACAAAGCCAAGACACTGGATGGAAAGTACATTGTGTACTTTGGCAGCCAAGACAATGTAGTATTGTGCAAACAGGAGAAGAAGTAAATCCTATTTAATAACAAATAAAACCTTCAAACATCATGAAATCAATCATTTCCGCCATTGTATTATGCGTCGTTCTTGCACTTGCTATGAGTTCCTGCACTTCTGAGAGGAATTATGGATCGAACAGGCATGGTTGCATAGCCACACAAGGCATGGTTGGATATGGTAATCGCTAAACTCAGTTCTCACGCCTAAGAGTTAGTATTGTCATATCTAAATCTTCCCATAATGCGTTTTCACACAGCACCTGTAGTTAAAGGCGGAGCAGCTAATCAGCTTGGCTTCGCAATTCGCAATAATGAGCTTTCGCTCCCGCAAAAGATGTTTACTCAAGGCGAATATCCTTCGCTACCATATGATATGGTGAAAGTGACATCGAGAGATGGTAGAAACATCTACCTGCCTGCAAGTAAATTCAAAGAAATTAGCAGCGCAGATTTTTAAAATCCCTTGTTCTCTGAAGTATTAAATTATTAAAAACAAAAACATGGAAACGAAAACTTCCCTTACAGCTTTTCTCAATAAGACAACCCCAGTTGTCTTGGTGGCTAACGAAAATATTGATGGTAATCCCATTATCACTCCGCTGATGGATCAGGATGGCACCACGCCCAAAACTGATCTCAATGGCAAGGAACTTGGTTCCATTCGCCTCGAGCAGCACACACAGAGTCTGGCAAATGGCTCTTTCCTCAATGTTCGTCGCCGTGTAGCATTCATTTCCGGTACACTGGAAGTGCTGAATTCTATCGTGAAGGCAAACAATCTGAAGGCTGGCATGGAATTGCCGGGTAAAATCATCATTACGGAGAGCACTGAGCCTTTCTGGAAGAACCAGCAGCCCAAGATTAATCCTCAGACGGACGAATCTATTGGTGTAACGCTGAACGAGAAGTTCTTCCCCATCTTCATGAAGATGACATACATGGAAGATGGCAGTGGCAAGGACTATCTCCTGCGCACTCCTGAAGACCTCGTGAATCATCTCGCTGCCCGTGCTGCTCTCGCCGCCACGCCTACTACTCCTGTAGAGACTGCTGGTATGCCGAAAGCTGAGGCCACAAAATAATATGTATTTCCACCGGGAAAATGAGGAGGGAGAAATCCCTCCTCTAATTTCTTAATCTAAAACCCTAAAACGTGAAGAAGTTTCTTATTTTTCTCTATCTCTTACCAATCTCATTATTTGCTCAGCATGCTGCTGATAAGTATCTTGATATTACTTATGAGGGCTATGTAAATGGGCAATACGTTTTCAAGCTCGTTAGCTTGCAGGATTGCAAGCAAAAGAATCCCAACTTCAACTTCTCCATTGTCTATCAGAATGTCACTATAACAAGTGTATCACCAGCTAATAACGGTAATACCACTTATTATAATACTATTGAGGGACAGGAGCAAGTGTTCTATTTCACTGGTGCATTCTCACCGACTGCAAAGTTTGTATTTCAGGCACTCACGCAATGTGACTGGAAAGGTGAAAGTCCACAAGCCATCACCATCAATACCACTACCACTGGTAGTTTGCCAGTAAAGTTTGTGAATGCTCCCAAGGTCACTCATGTATATGAGGACTATGTGACAGTGGAATTTCAGGTGGCTGAAGAGTCTCAGATCAAATTCTATAATGTAGAATTTAGCAGAGACAATGGCAAAACTTGGGAGATAGTGGCAGTTCAAATGCCCAATAATCTCCAATCGAACAAAACCTATTCACTAACCGTAAAACTTAATAAATGAGCAGGAAACAAAAACTCATAGCTTCGGCAGTGATGATGATAGCTATCATAGCTTTGATGTCATCCTGCACAAAGAAGACTGTTCAGCCATCACAAGCAGAACAAACTATATTAGTGAGGGTAATAGCAGTAAATGCGGATAATTCTCCCGCAGGCACCTCGCCAATTGCTGCTTTTCATTACTAATTGGTGGCAGGCACTCCTAAAGGGAGGGATTCGACCACCCTCCCTTATTTCCTTCCTAGTTACCAAAAATATTAACGTACAAAGTGTTAGTGTAGATAGAGAAGCTGGGGTATTTCTATACTCCAGCTATTTTTTTAAAATTCTAAAACAATTTCATAATGAAAATTTCTATCTCTCGTATGTCATGGCATGCTATGACATATAAATGGTTTTATGACACATATAGGCTTCCAAGCTCTCTGTGTTTGTATTTCTGGAAGTTAGTACTTGCATTAGTGCTAGCCCCTCCTGTTCATTTGTTATCACTGCCTGCATATGTATTGGTTAATACATTAAGGAGATCAAACGGATTTCGCAGGCGTATGAAAGGCTCATCTCCAAGAGGGATGGTGGTATTGGGAATGCTATTATATGCATGTATAGTATTATTCAGTTTGTGGTGTGCTCATATTCTTTATCTGATGGGATTACAAACTCATCCGTTTCCGGGACCTTTTATATTTGCTTGTATTATCATGATGGGTAGTATTGGTGTAATAATAGGGGCTCTTTATACAGAGAGAAAAACGGAGCGGGAGAACACTGAGTATAAATTATTCATAGCAGCTAATCCTACCCTTGGATGGAGTGAATTTCATCACGAATTACAAAAGAAGAAGTGGTATTACTCACTTAATCCTGCAAACTGGCTGATGTTCATGTATATTCGTGCATGGATACAGGATTTATGCCCCTTCATTGAGTGGAAACATTAATTCTCTATATGGGTAACAAAATCTATGATCCACTCGGTGGTTTTGGATGGATTTCTCCTGAAGCTCACAGGCAAATGGGAAATATTCGTGTCAATAACCGCTGCCCAAATCGTCAATCTCAACTAACCGTAAAAGGAAACAGATGTCTCTTTCTAAGGTTAAATCGAGAAAACAAGCAGCCCGCCTAGCGGAGCGTATCGCTAGCTATGAGAAAATCTCAGCTAGTGATAAACCGGCATACACAAAGCCCGGCAGTAACAAGAAGTAGTAATGAGCCCATTAGACAACTAGTGGGCTCACAAACTTTCAATTATGGAAAATGTAGCAATGGTTATTGTTTTCACAGGTGGATGTATTCTTGTACTCATAGGAGTGGCATTATTCATAAAGGCAAAATGGGGCAAATGAAATCTTTTGCAGAGCAAGTGTTGGAAGGATTATTTCCCAAACATAAACCTGAGCATGATAGATACCATTGGAGTGTAAAAATAGGTATTACTATCTGCGTAACTGGAATCATTTATTTACTTATTTTTGGTTAATACTATGACTAAAGAAATATTTGAGTACCAGAGGCAGCTAAGAGAGAAGGACTGGAATGATGCAATGAAACGTGCAGAAAGACCGGTTGATCTTTCAAAAGTCCCTGTCATCAAAACTAATTACCCTCACACTTTACCAAGCTGGCAGGGTAATTTTATTCCAAGTCTACATCCTGAAGCTTAATGAGGGGCTGGTAGCATTGGCGGCGCTAATGTGACTCCCCAAGAAAGCGCAAGCGGGATTAGATCGTCGGTTCGACCCCGATCAGCTCCACTCATCAAAACAAATAATCATGTTTACAGCAGACGAAGACACAACAGAAGCCATCAAAGAGATGGTAGGCCAAAGTAAAGCATTAATGCAGGTGTGTAATGCTGACAAAGAGCTTTACGAACTTGCTGCACAAAATGCTCTCATGTCACGTAATGCATTTCTTGCAGCCGGATTTACAGGCGAAGAAGCACTCCTATTAACTTGTGCTTCCATGAAATCTACTAAATAGATTTTTATGGATACCAAGAGAATACTGTTAATTAAACAAGAGTTCCAAGAGGGAAAGATAAGTTTTTACGAAGCTTCTCTTAAATTAGTCCTTTTAGGATTAACAGGAGCAGATGTAGAAAAACTTCTGGAAAATGCTGTTGTACAAGCTCCAAAACAGCTTGCGTAATGGAAAGATCGGTAGCTCAGTTGGTAGAGCGCCTGCTATTGAACGCAGGAGGTCGCTGGTTCGAATCCGGTCCGTTCTTCGATCAATAAAGATCAATTTATGAAAAAAATCAAATCTCTCGCACTGCTGACAATCATCGTATTGTCTAGCATGTTCAGTTATGCAGGACAACCTGCTAGCACTGAGAAACCTTCAGTCCGCATTGAAAAAGCAGTATTTAACCCTACCCTCGTGAGCTTCACGATGGATAACTCCCAGCTCAATACGCAGGGTACTATCCTCACAGCGAAGTATACGAGTGCATGGGGAAATGGAACGTATGCCGGTGATCGTATCCTTTTGGATATAACCTTCCACCAATTGGGTGGCCGCCATCATGATCAGGATAATATATCTCACTACTATGTAGCACTTGCATTTGCCTATACTGACTTCGACGGCGGTGCTGTGTACACTGGTGAATATTACTCCGACAACCAGCCAAACCACATGCTTGTCACCTCTATGCCTATATATGGCATATCGGTGGACAATGCTAGTGCCTATTTTGGGCCCTATCCATATTGTGAAGTACATTCGTAATCTCTTCAGAAGACTGGGGTATATTCCTCAGTCTTCTCTCATATGGCCCCTCTAGTATAATGCATTGCGCCTCGGTAAGGGACCGGGAAGATTACAGTTCGAATCTGTGGGGTGGGTCTCAAATTAATAGTATATCTATGTTCAAGAAAGCTCTATTTATAACAATAGCTATTACGCTATTATTTGTAGGTATAAATTATACTTACGATCTGGCAAACCTCCAGACTAATTGGGTATTTATGGGACCTGTAGTATTGGTATGCATATTCTTTGGATTCGCAAAGTTGTGTGCATGGATACTCAAGATTCCAAATAGTAAATCTCGTCTCACTATAAAAATGGACGACACACTACCGCCACCGGCTCCAAAGCCACAAAACACTGAGAAACAATAATTTTTCATAAACAAAAACAACAATCATGAATTCTCTTACGGGAAAGATTCTTTTGGTTGGCGGGCTACTCGTAGCTGTCATCCTGTTCTTCGGCTTTGTAGGCTGCAATCGTATCGATGCTGGCTGTGTTGGTATTAAAGCTCACATGGTGGGTGCTGAAAAAGGTGTATCCAAGAATGAGTATGTCTCCGGCTGGTGCTTTTATAATAAGTTCACTGCCAAGGTGTACGAGTTCCCCACCTATCAGCAGCACACCGAGTATGAGCCATTCACTGTGCCCTCAAAAGGTGGCACTGTATTCACAGTTCATCCTACATTCAACTACAATGTAAATCCGGGAGAAGTCGCAGCTATGTTTACGCGCTTCCGGCTACCTTTGGATCAGTTGCAGAATGGCTACCTGAAGAATGCCTTATTGGTATCTCTCCGCGAGACTACTAATACATTTACAGTTGATAGCATTCTGAATAATCTCTCCGGGTATGATGCAGCAGTTCTTGGCAAGCTCAACGAGAAGTTGGCCCCCTACTTTACTGTTAGTACATTTACATCGGGCCTGACGCCTGACGAGAGCTTAGCTAAAGTAATTTCTGCTAAATCACAGGTTATACAGGAAGCTATCCAGTTGGAGAATCAGCAGAAGAAAATCCGCGTGCAAGTAGAGAATGATATTCTCGAAGCTAGCAGAGACTCAGCTGTGAAGGTGAAGGGAGCTAAGGCAGAAGCTATATCAATTCAGCTTCAGCAGGACGCTCTATCACGCAGCCCCCAGTATGTCGAGCTTATTAAGGCCCAGAAATGGGATGGTAAACTTCCTCAGAATACCTTTGGTAATTCTGGCAGTATGTTTATGAGCGTCGGCGCAAATCATTAATAGATGGCACTAGCTATAGAGGATAATACACCTTTCTTTTGTCGCGGCAGTTTGGGAATAATCCTCCCAAGGTAGAAAGGATGGGATACCTACGGGGATATAGGGCTTCACGGTTTTATATTCAAATCCTTGGTTGCGGGTATAGTTAGTTCTCTCTTAAATTTCTATTATGAAAACAATTTTGTTTATTCTCGCATTTTTTCACCAGCCTATTGCATGGGACTCTGTGCATAAACTACAGTGGGACAATTATCAGGGCATTTATGATGGTTCTGGAGTGTCTGCTTCTAGTTGTACAGAGATTGTCATGGAAGAAAGTTTGGACTCTGCTGGTGGTGCTATCTTCACTATAAAAGCATTATTCCATCCGGAATCCTCTTTCATTTCACCCTCATGCAGCAAGAGTGCATATTCGTTAAAGCATGAACAGCTTCATTTCGATATAACAGAGTTATATGCCCGTGACCTACGTGCGAAGCTCGAACCTCTCCAGCACACTCATCTACAAGCTAATATTGACATAGCTCGTTATTATTACGAGATTGTAATTGAGGCATGGGGTTTAGGACAAGCTGCTTACGATAACCAAACTATGCATTCACAGAATGAAGAGAATCAGCTCAAATGGGAGCGATTTATTCATTTGAGGCTTAAAAACTTCAAGGCGAATGTCAACGAATCTAGCCCCCGACTACGTACAATTCGTAGACAACAAGGGGCGTATTGATCATCTGGTTCAGGAAGTTATAGATAGAGCCCAATATCATCCGGGCTTCCTTGATTTCCTTGAGCTTCTCTTAAAGGATTACGAATCTCCATTTGAATGGGTTGATACCGAGGATGGACGAGTTCGTAGATTGAAACCAAATTTCATCAAAGGCGAATCTGAAAAGGTGGAGGAAACTTCTCCTGAACAGTAAGCACAACAAAGCCAATAATGGCATTGATAATTGATCTTCGCAAAGGCATTGGGGCCACCTCAGAGTATATTGCTTTCAGGTTCCCCGGTGGCGAATTACATTTTAAATTCACAGAGGATTTTGCAAATGTGTTGAGTGGCTCCGATCAGGACATTCACATCTATGCAGACTGCAAAACCTCTGATGGAATCATGCTGCTTGCTCTCGTAGCAGAAACTATAGCAGATACATGGACTAATGAAATCCATGCATTTATTCCCTATATGCCCTACCAGCAAGCAGATAGAAAGTTCTCTGAAGGAGAATCTTTCAGTCTTCGCACAGTCACGACTATACTGAATAGTCTTCCCATATCTTCTTTTACCATTTTCGATGCACACTCTGATGTCACTCCTGCGTTGCTTCGCAACTGTCATGTGGTAGACAATTCGGAATTCATCCTAAAGGTATTTGAAGAGATGAACTCAAAAAATCCTGTAACTATTCTGTCACCTGATGCTGGAGCTTATAAAAAAATATTCAAGCTAGCACAGAAAATAGGATTCACGGGTGCGATTGAGACAGCCAATAAATATCGTAGTGCAGAGGATGGATCACTCCATACCAGACTCTCTGTGCCTGATTTCAATGGCAGGGATATTCTTATCATCGATGACATATGTGTGGGCGGACGAACCTTCATCGAACTCGCACAAACTCTCCAGAAGTTTAACGTAGGTAAATTGTACCTAGCTGTTTCTCATGGAGTATTTTCCAATGGATTGGGAGTATTGTCTGACTATTTTAGGACAGTATATACTACTGATTCAAGAAATCAAGACTACGATGATTTGCTCGACGATGTTAATTATCGGGAAAAACCCCGTGTTCAAACAGGCGAGTTTAATCTTCGTGTCTTTAACGTGATTTAATGCCACGTACATTCACAGACAAAGTTTCTCCCACAGAGGAGACAGCAAAAGTTCCCCAAGCAAAGATCGACGCAGTATTTACGGGAACTATTCATGAGGTGCATATCCTCGATGGATCAGGATCAATGTTTAGTCATTATCAACGACCTGACAAGTTTACTAATGGTTCCATAGGTATAACCGCTGATCTCTCCACATCTAAGGAGCAAAGTGGAAGCCTTGGATTAAATACCACTTATTCTATTTGTCAGTTTGGTAGTAACTATAATACTGATATAGAAGGTAATGTATTCATGCAGCCTATTGCTTCCTTTAATGGTTATAATCCGAGAGGATTAAGATCAGGTAGTACATATCTCTATGGTACAATCATAGACGTAATTACTAGTTTGCTTGCATTAAAGAAGCAAAATGACAAGGTATTACTGAAGATCACCACTGATGGACAGGATAATGCGTCTACCGGAAGGCGATTGCAATGTGCTCAGCTTCTTCGTAAAGTGCAGGACGAGAACAACTTCACAGTTACATTCGTCGGAACTAAGAATGACGTTGATCTTGTTACCAACAATCTTAATGTAGATGCTTCTAATACCTTGGTGTATGATAACACATCCGATGGATTGAGGAAGGCTCTAATGAAGACTGAAAGTGCCTCTGTATCATATCGTAGTGCTGTTACACGCGGTGAAGATGTGTCAATGAATTTCTATTCCAAATCTCTTTAAAAAATACAATGAGTACAACAACTAAACCAGCAGCCAAGGCTGCTCCTCGCGTTATTATCGCCGATATGCGGAAAGGCGATGTGTTCTCTGAAAGTTCCCACTACATCTATCAGGGACCAGATACGAAGAGAGGCTATGAGTTCACTCATCTCGAATCTGGAAATCCTGTGTTCCTTACGCAGGAATATGTAACTGAACTTCTCTCGACTGCTGACCAGTGGCACGGCGCTGAAATACTGGTGGGTAGGGAAGACAAGCTCTGGACAGAGAAACAACTCACCGAAGCTCATGCAAAAGGTGAATTCCTCAATGCACGTGTAGGCGATATTCGTGTCAAAGGTATTCGTACTCTGTTTGAGGAAATCCATAGCGCCGAGGTATTTGGCCTTTGTTTCCTGAAGCAGCCTGAGAAGTATACCAAGAAGGATCGGGATGCTGCCATCCAGAAGCAAATTGAGGATGCTACTGCACTCATCGAGAAAGCTCAGAAGAATTCTAAGAGCATGAAAACTGCCTATGCATCAGCGCTGAAGATGGTTCAGGACAATCCGATCACCGAATATAAAGCTCCTGAAGAGCGCAAACTTCGCGGTTACAAGGTTCAGTTTAACAGCCGTGATGGCCGTTACGACTGTGTGGATATGGACAAGCCGAAGAATGACAATATCCGCCCTGTGAACATCAATACTCTTCAGTGGTTGGTGGTTCGTGGCGTGAAATATGTGGTTGAGAAATAGTTTCATATGAGCTATTACCTCGATCCAAACAAGGCAGTAGATCGACTAAGAAAAGAGTGGGAGATACATGGTGGCTTAATCATAGCCGTTGATGTAGACTCCACTCTTATCCCTTATCAACAGCATGAGTGGGATGCAGATTTCACAGCTATCCATAACCTTATAAAAGGTTGTAAGACATATGGTTGTACAATCATCATCTTCACGGCTGCGGCAGAGGAAAGGCATGAAAACATGAAGCAAGCTATTGCAAAGCTTGGAATAGAATGGGATTACTTTAATGAGTCTCCTCCTTACATCAAGGAAGTGGGTAAGACTGGTAAGGTATATGCCAATGTATTCCTCGATGATAGAGCTGGCCTGTGTGAGACATTCAATGCCCTTAGCTTTCTACTCGCGGAACGTAGAGCAATTCTTGCTACAAGGCAAGCTGATCTCCTACTACAAAAATTTGGTTAATTATGGTACAGGTACATTATCCACCTGTTATGCCTCCAAGGCGGAATAATAGTCTGACAGTCTTTCTGGCAGGAACTATAGACATGGGAAATTCCAAGGATTGGCAGCAAGAGATGATTTGTCATATGAATCAATGGTTTCATAACCAAGGAGACATAGACATTTTCAATCCACGGCGTTCAGACTGGAATAATAGTTGGGAGCAATCTCCCACTCATCCTATGTTTAGTGCGCAGGTAAAATGGGAATTAGAGCAGCTTGAAAAAGCTGATTTGATTCTAATGGTATTGCTGGAAGACTCGGCTTCTCCTATTTCTCTCATGGAGCTAGGACTTTTTCATAACAAGCCAATGATGGTGTATAACCCTATGGAATATAGTAGATATGGCAATGTGGAAATTACATGCCGTAGATATGATATTCCAACATTCCATGAATGGGATGATTACCTCATTGCTGCTAAGAGAAAGCTTGAATCATTTGTTAATAAATACACAAGCAAAAATTACGATGCATAACCCATTAACGAAAATCGATTTCTACAAAGCTGGTCACCGGCAGCAATATCCGGAAGGTACAACCCGTGTTTATACAAACGGGACATTTCGTAAGAGCAGGATGGATGGTATTGATCATGTTGTGTTCTTCGGACTGCAATATATTATCCTCCGCTTTCTCATACATGAATGGAAAATAGGATTCTTTATGCGGCCAAAACAGGAAGTGGTAAATTATTACAAGAGGCGCATGGACAATGCCCTCGGTAAGAATGCTATTCCCGTAGATCATATTGAAGCCCTGCATGACCTCGGCTATCTGCCTTTGGAGATCAAAGCTCTCCCCGAGGGAACTCTTGTTCCTCTTCGTGTGCCTGCCTTCACCATCACTAATACTATGCCCGAGTTCTTCTGGCTGGTAAATTATCTGGAATCAGCTATATCTAACAAGATATGGAAGCCCTGTACATCTGCTACTATTGCTCTTCAGTTCCGCAAGAACTTTGAGTATTACTATCAGCTTACAGTTGGTAATAGTATTCCTAACAGTCCAGTAATGTGGCAGGGTCATGATTTCTCCTATCGTGGAATGTCTGGTGATGAAGATGCATGCCTTAGCGGAGCGGGCCATCTTCTTTCTTTCTGGGGTACTGATACAGTCCCAGCAATAGACTTCCTCGAAGATTATTACTTCGCCGATAGTGATCGTGAACTGATTGGTGGTTCTGTTCCTGCCACTGAGCACTCCGTAATGTGCATGGGTGGCAAAGAAGGTGAAATTGAAACATTCCGGAGGCTCATCACTGAGGTATATCCTTCCGGCATTGTCTCTATTGTCTCCGATACATGGGACTTCTGGCAGGTTGTAACTCAATTCCTTCCTGATATGAAGGATGAGATTATAAATCGGACAGGCTCACCTATCGGTATTGACAAGGTAGTTATACGCCCGGATAGTGGTGATCCCTACCGTATCCTCGTGGGCTACTTTCCTGAGGAGATAAGGGAGAAGGATGGAAAGTTCTGGCACTTCCATAGTGGCAAAGAGGTGCAATGGTATGAAGTCAAAGGTCTTGTGGAATGCTTGTGGGATACTTTTGGTGGTAGTGTATCTCCAATGGGATTCCGGCAGGTGAACAGTAAAGTGGGTGCTATTTATGGCGACTCCATTAATCTCACCAATCAGGTACAAATCCTCGAAGGTTTGATGCGTAAAGGTTTTGCTTCCACCAATATTGTTCTTGGCATTGGTTCATTCACCTACGAATACCAAACCCGGGACACATTTGGCTTCGCTATGAAAGCTACATATGGCGAGCTGGAAGTTGAAGAGAAAGATGAAACCGTCGGATTTGCTACCACCGAGGTGGTTGGAAGAGAAATCTTCAAAGACCCCAAGACTGATGACGGTACCAAAAAGTCTGCTCGTGGACTTGTACAGGTATTCGAAGATGATAATCACGAGTTACAACTGAAAGATCGTTGCAGTTGGGAGGAAGAGAAAGAAGGCTTGTTACAGACAGTATTCCTCAATGGGGAAATTGTTAACACAACCACTCTATCCGAAGTCCGCGATCGAATCAATTCCTATATTTTCTAAAAATAGGCAAGGGAGGGTAGGAATTCTACTCTCCCAATTTTTAATCATTATTTATGTATTTGAGAAAGCGTGTTGAATGGAGGTGAGGATATATACTCTTATTACATAAGACCATGAGATGCAACAGCATCTCCATTCGGAAGTTCTTAATTTTATTTCCTAACGGCATAATAATGAAAAGGATTCAGTTAACAGAGGAGCAACAGAAAAGGCTGGATTTTCTAGCTAAAGAAGTTGCTCCTCATTTTGGTACAATGCTAGGACATGGTTACGGATTAGATCATTGGTATGTGATGAACTGGATAGATGAAGAGGAAATTCCTTGGCTAGAATTCTGCTTCACTCATCTCGTTGATCTAGCTGCTCACCGTTATATCGATGCTCATATAGATTGTACCCTTTCATGGGCTATTCGCATGATAGCTCAGAAACTTGTTCATGAAATGAATAAGATAAACCCTATTGATACACTATACGAATTGTGTATTCACCCGGAAGATTACAAACAAACTTTATGATTACACTAAGTATTCATACTCTCAAGTTAGTAATTATCATACTAGTTACACTTATCTGGTTGTATGGTATGTACAGATCGTGGCGTGATAATCAGGATGATTGCCTTGGACCCCTAGCTATGTTAGCTCAGGGAGGATTTTTTACTATTCTCTATCTGATCTTTTGGATAGTATACCTTGCATTCTTCAAATAATTGCCTAAGAAGTGTAATGCCTGCACAAATCCCGTATTCGGAGGAGGATATTGTAAATCACATCAATATCTTCGGCAGGATAAGACATCTCCTAAAATGACGCAGAATACACCTATTAACAGGATAAGTAAGAAACTTCGCAATCAAACGCAGCAATATAACTTCCAAAGAGGAGAATATCTTCAATCCCACCCCCTCTGCGCTGCTAATCTAAGTTTCTGCGTCAAGATCGCAACTGACATTCATCATATGAAGGGTAGAGGAATCTATCTACTTCGAGAGGACACATGGCTCCCAGTATGCCGAGCATGCCATCATTGGATCGAAATGCATCCAAAGGAAGCAAAAGAACTTAATTTTTCACAAACACGGTTAAAATGATTGACGATTTAATAACCAAGATTGAGAAAGGTCATGATGGAGATGATGAGCTATTAATATTTCATACTGATACAGGAAGCATGTGGCAGGTGATGAGTGGAAGTAGTTATTCTTGTGGAGTATTGGAAATGCCTCATATAATCAAATCCTATCCTATCGGATGGAAGTGTACTGAAACTATTTCCAGAGAAAATTATTAATATGAAAAAGCTTGAAGTATATCCTGTAATGCTTCTAAATAAAGCAAAAGATGGTCTTCTTTCAAAATGGGGAGCATGGTTATTTTTAGGAGATAGCAATCGTCCAGAAGCTATAAATGGCCATCATCTCTATTTAGTCTCTGATAAAGAGATTGAAGAAGAAGATTGGGTTATAGGAAAAGATGACAAATTATTCAGGTGGAAAACCTCAATATACCTACCGAATAAGACTGCCAAAAAAGTAGAAGCTACCACCGATACTTCCTTAGGCTTACCTCTTATACCTCAATTATTCATTGAAGAGTATGTAGAGAAAAGAGGGAAGATTGAGTATGTGTATATTCAGCTAAATTCATCAAGCGAAGTGGAAATGGTAGCCCAACTAAATACTCCTAACTATAGACCAGAGGTAATAATCCTCTCTACAAAGGAAAGCTGGAATAGGGAGGAATTAAAGGAAATAGCTAGGAAAGCTTTCCTAGCGGGAGGTGCTTTTCAGCTAGAAATACCCGAAAGTAAGTGCTTTGATGAATGGTTCGATAAAAACTATTAATGACACGTTTCTATACACTGGGAGAAAAATCTGATGGAGTATTTAAATATACCCAAGCGAATCTAGCTAGTCTTTTTGAAATGCTATTTGACGGGAAGTATTTAATAACTATCCAAGGTCTTAATCCTAAAAGCTCTATAAAGGACTATAGAGCTTGTTATTTTGCGAAGCTTGATGCTCTCGCAGCAGATGTTGGAGAAACTCGATATGATTTGCATGAGATAGTGAAGGGTGAAATTCTGGTAGAAATGCTTAAGAATACCCCTGAATTGTTTCATACTGAGACACTTAGTACTCAACAATTAAATGAGTATGGGTGGATGGTATTTATTGAGCAACTCGAACTATGGGCATTTACAACTTACGGAGTAATATTACGATAATGGAATCACGATTTACCCCTATTCAGCGGTCTAAGATATATATTAATGTTCTTAGTACTTTCCTTTCCAAAGGATTAGCGCAGGAGAAATATCCTGAGGATGAGAGAGAATATCCATTCGGATTATGTTGGTATATAGCATTTGAGGCTCAGAATATTGATCCTACATATATAGCATACCATTTCACCAATCCAAAGGCTAATTTTCCCGAGCTATGGAAGCAGAAACCATTCTTTAAATCTAGCTCTGGTAGTCGTTATTGGTGGAATAGACGTGGAAGAAAGGGATATGAGAAGCGAGTGGCTGCTATGCAAAAAGCCCTTATTCTTGTAAATAAAAAGATTAAGAATGACCGCAAAACAAAGAGCACAATGGTTCTTGGGAATACATCCCAATCAGATAAGGGATAGGATTCCTGCACAATTCACAAATGCCATTGATGCACTAGCTGCTTGCGATCTTATTATTCAGGATACATCAGAGCAGCGACCACCCCTAACAGCTAACTACTGGAAAGAGGTAAAAGAAGAATTAATCAAATTATCAAACTAAAGTTGGAGGGAATGACGCTATTTTGTATATTTGCAGATGGCTAATCAGGAACGTTATACAGTATATGATTTAGAAACTATTTGTAATTTATTTACAGGTTGTTTCAAAGATTATGAAACCAAGCAAAAGAAAGAATTTGTCATCCACAATAGTAGGAATGACTTCGAGAAACTATACACATTTCTATGTGCGCTACGAAGCCATAAATACTATCTTGTAGGATTCAACAATATAGACTTCGACTCACAGATTATTCATTTTATAATGATAAACTATGAGTATTTGAAGAAGTTAGATGGGGACAAGTTAGCTAGAACATTATATGCTAAAGCACAGCAAGTATTACAGACTAAGGAAGAAGAAAGGTATAAACAGAATGTACCAGAGAGTCAGCTCTCTCATCTTCAATTAGATGTATATAAGCAGAAGCACTACGATGGTAAGGCTAAGAAAACCAGTCTAAAATGGCTTGAGTTTACGATGAGACTCCCTAATATCGAGGAAATGCCTTTACCGCATGATAAATTGGTAAGCGCAGACCAGATACAGGATATTCTATCATATAACTGGAATGACGTTGAAGCAACCCTTGAGTTCTTTGTTCGAAATAAGTATGAGACAGATTTGCGTCTCCAATTGTCAGATCAGTTCAATATCAACCTGCTTAACGCCTCTGAGCCACGTATGGCTAGAGAAATCTTAGCAAAGTTACTAGCGCAGGATGCAGGTATTGAAGTGAGGGATTTAAAAGCTAGAAGGACTTTCAGAAAGGAAATTCACCTCGGAAAGGTAATCATCCCCATAGTGAAGTTTGAGGATAAGACGTTCAAGGATTTGTACGCCTTTTTCAAGAAGACAACAGTTAATGCTAACGAAACACGAGAGTGTTTTAATTACTCTGTAAAGTATAAAGGCATTAATATAGATTATGGGGTTGGTGGTGTGCATGGTACGTGTGGATCAGGCATCTACACTTCCGACGATGAATTTGTGATAAAGACTGTAGATGTGAAGTCTTTCTATCCGAATATGATCATCAATTACGGATTTACTCCAGCACATCTTGGTGCAACATTCTCCAATAGATATAAATGGTTCTATCTTGAACGTAGTAAATACGGTAAGAAAGACCCCATTAATTACATTTATAAGATCATTCTGAACTCGACTTACGGGTTGTCTAATGACATGAATAGTTTCTTGTACGACACGCTTGTAACAATGAAAACTACTATCAACGGACAATTGCTCCTTAGTATGTTGGCTGAAAGCTTATCGGGAATCCCAGAAAGCCAGCTTATTATGATGAATACGGATGGTTTGGAAATTCGTTTACCGCGCAAATATGAACAAGAGTTCATCAATCGTTGTAAACTATGGGAAGAATTAACCAAACTGGAACTAGAGCATGATGAGTACGAAAAGATCATCTTAGCAGATGTAAATAACTATATTGGAATATTCTCCAAGAGAAAAGCAAAGTCCAAGGAGGAATGGCTTAGTCTTCAGAAATCTGAACCTTATTATGTCTACGAGGCAGGCGAAAATGGGGATTTGTACTATTTCCCTACAAAGCTTAAGGGCCGATTTGAGATTAAGATGGATTGGCATAAGAATCCTAGTGGTATTATTATCACTAAGGCAGTATTCAATGAATTGGTATTAGGTATACCAGTATCGCAAACAATTGAATCATGTGACAATCTTCTGGATTTTTGCTACGGTGTCAAGAAAAAGTGGGATTTTGATCTCGTCATCCACAGAGTAGTCAATGGCGAACACCTGCGTGAAGTTCAACAAAAGGTAACCCGCTATTATATGGCAAAAGGTGGAGGAAGATTCGTAAAAGAATATAAAGACGGGAGAATTACTGCTGTGAGTGCCACTGCACTCGTGACATCTGTAAACCGTATTGATGACAATTCAATCCCTAATAATTTGGATAAGCATTTCTATATAGCAGAAGCGAACAAGGAGATTGAGGGTATAAGACCAAAGAGTAATCAATTACATTTATTCTAACAGTCTCAAAATGAAACAAGTAACAAAGTACGTATCAAGCTCCGCAACAATATTGTCCTCAAGCGAGCTTTGACAATCTCGTTAGAATACGTATAAATACGTATAGCTATCGATGATTAATGAGGAGCGGCGTAAGCTGCAATTGGAAGCTCTGGATGCCCTGAGAAGTAACAACTATCGGGGCATTATTATCTTACCAACCGGAACAGGCAAAAGCTATGTGTTGATTGAAGCTCTAAAGGAGCTATATCGTCCCGGTATGAGTGTATTATACACTTGTGATAGTATTAGGTTACGTGATACCGATTTCGATGAAGAGTTGAAGAAATGGGGTGGTGAAGAGTATTCTCAGGTGATAGAGAAGCAGTGTTATGCTTCTGCGTATAAGAAAAATGGAGAGCACTATAATATACTTCTGGCAGATGAAGGTGATTATGGTCTGACTCCTGCTTATTCGCAACTATTCACTAGTAATACTTTTGATCACATCATATTTGTTAGTGCTACATTAGAACCAAAGAAGCGAAAGCTCATCAAGGATATTCTCCCAATCGTCTACGAGCGGCAGTTAAAGGAGATAGAGGAGAAGGAAGTAGTAAACAAATCTGAATTATTCTATGTGCCTTATTTATTAAATGATAAGGAGAATGCAGAATACCTACAGTTCAACAAACGCTTTCATCATTTACTGTTACAACCAGAAAATAAACATACCAAAGACCGAATCAAATTTTTATCTTTCGAACGACTACATTTTCTTGCTAATTTAAGTAGTTCATCGTACATTTGCAGAGGATTAATAAAAGACCTGAGAAATAAAGACTCAGAATCTAAAATATTGATCTTTTGCGGTAGTACTGAGCAGGCAGATAGTGTATCCTACTACTCCTATCACAGTAAGAATCAGGAGCTTGGCCATCTTGATCTATTCAATGAAGGTAAAGCTAACAAGTTAGCTGTATGTGGAAAGGTAGATAGGGGTATTAACCTAAACGGAGTGAATACGATCATAATGGAGGCTATGACAGGTAGCGAAACTAAAATGATCCAAAAGTCTGGAAGGGGAAAGAGATTAAAGATTGGAGAGGTATTAAGAGTTTATTTCTTGGTTCCGTATTACAAGCAGTTGAAAATGAACAAAGTGCGTACATATCCTACGATAGTTCTTGATAAGATCAGGAAAGCTTGTAAGAATATGGGCATTGAATCGGCAAAAACGTATATCCTAAAACTAGAAAACGAGAATGGCAAATCTGGAGATTCAGCTTAACACGAGCATTATCAAAAAAGTAAAATCGCAAAACTTTCAGGTGGATCAGATTGGGTCTGTCCTGTTTATTCTTTTTGCTCTATATGAAGATCGAATTGATCTATTAGATGAGTTTGATGATTTCAATAGGCAGAAGCGTGCATTCATTTTGTATACAGAGCTACAAAATAGGGACTTAATCGAAGTGAATAGTGAAGCGGAAAAGGATAGTCCTCATTACGTACTCACCAAAGCAGGGATTGAGTTTGTAGAGTATATTAAGGCTGAGTTTGCCCAGACCCATCAGCAAGTGGATAGTGCAAAAATAGCGGTAGCAGGCATTGAAGAAGACCAGCTTGGCAAAGTAGTTAGTCCAGACTCTCTCGAAGGATGGATTGATGAATGGATAGATATATTTCCAAGGGGCCTCAAAAGTGGTGGTCGATTAGTCCGAGGTGACCGGATTTCATGCCTTCGTAAAATGAAGGTATTTATGAAGGAATATCCTTATGACAAGAGTACTATCCTTAAGGCAACCCAGAAATATATTGATTCCAAAAGGGCTGAAGGATTTCAATACACGAGATGTGCCGTCTATTTTATTTATCGTGTGGAAAGCAGTCAGAAGGATAAAATGTCCGACTTGGCAGCATGGTGTGATCAGGTATTGCATGAGCAAGCTGAAGGAAGTTCTGAATCCAGTAATAATCTTGAAATAATGGCATAATGAATCTGTTTGAATCAACTCTAAGTAATATCGAACAGAAGGCCGAGATCAAGAAGGCAGGTGGTTTCAATGGCATTCCCTATCCCTATCCGAGACTTTCGGAGTTTGTACCAAGTATAGATAAGGAGAGTGTTATTGGAATCACTTCCTTTACTGGAGCAGCTAAGTCCAAATTTCTACGATATACATTCATAATGTATCCGTATGAATTCTCTCTAGTGAATAATTATGATGTTTTGATAGATTATTATGCATTGGAAGATAGTGCTATGAAGGTATATAAGAATATCCTCTGTCACCATCTGAATGCAAAATATAATATAAAGATTAGTACATTCGATTTAGATTCTAAGTTCAAGGCACTCTCTAGTGATGTAATCGCGCATATAAAGGATGCAGAGAAATACATGCAGGATTTTGCTTCTAAAGTTAGGATAAAGGACGGATTTACAAGACCTTATGCCATCTATCAGGATGTCATAAAAACTGCGGCTGAAAATGGTGAGATAATTACAAAAGATGTTGATTTTGGTGATGGTAAAATACACAAGCAAATAGTCGATTATATCCCCCATAATAAAGGTTTACATTGGCTACTTGCATGTGATAATCTTAATAATATCGACAAGGAAAAACATCATTCCGATAAGAAGGATGCAATGGATAGTTTCGTCCAGCGCGACTGCCGACTTATCTATTCCAAGATATTTAAGATGACTTGTATCATCATCCATCAGCAGGCATTAGAAGCTGAAAGACAGCAGTTTACTAATACAGGAGGTTCTATTATCGAAAAGATTAAACCTTCAATGGCCAATCTCGGTGGAACTAAAGAGGTAACCAGAAGTTATCATCTACTATTCTCACTATTCAATCCACATAAATTCAAGATTGAGAATTACAGAGGGTATAATATTGGGCATATCGCAAACAATTTCAGAGAATTAGAAGTAATAAAGAGTAATGAAGGATTTGACAATGTGTCAGTTCCTTTATACTTTGATGGTGCTTCTGAGATTTTCTGGGAAATCCCGCATGCTGAAAAACAAAAGGAAGAGCTACAAAAGTTCTACGATTGGCTTACCCGTGAAAGGTTAAGCCAGAAAAATAAATCATTATTATTCTAAAATTCCCAAAGTGAAAAAATACTATTTCGCGTATGGCTCCAATTTGAATCAACAAAGATTGGAAGCACGGGTAGGGAAGGTTATCAATCTGGGAGTGCATCGTTTATATGGTTACCGGCTTGTATTCAATGCTGGTAATCAAGAACATGGTGGTCCTTATGCAAATCTACATCCTGTAAAAGGATATAGTAGAAATGAGTTTGTGGAAGGTGTTGTTTATCAAATGACTAGCAGGCAGATAAAAATGCTTGATGTATTTGAAGGAGCCCCATCCTTTTATACACGATTCATTGAATACTACAAAGGTAAAGACCTACAGGTGTATATTGCTATCCAGCCGCACTATATTGATAAGATAACTAGTCAGACTGTGCAAGCAGATTATTTAAGGCATATCTTGAAAGGTGCGATCGATAATAATATAAAGAGCACAATCGAAACCTTAACTGATCTCTACCCTATACAAGTGGATTTCTTGAATAAAAAGTAACAATTTCGTTGGATGTTTTTCAGTTTTTGCATATCTTTGTAGAAACAAATCCAACAATGGCAACAGTTGCTTTAGTTATCGGTCCTTCTGGAGCAGGCAAAAGCTCCTCAACCAGAACGTTAAATCCCAAGGAAACGTTCATTATTCAGTCTCTTGGGAAGAAATTGCCATTTCCCGGCAGTAATAAGCTCTATACATACTGGAATAAGGAAACTAATCCTAACGGTAATATGTTGCTCACTACTAATGGAACAGTGGTAATTCAGTGGCTTAACTTTATTAGCCAAAAAATGCCACATATTACGAATATTATCATAGACGATAACACTCACCAATCCTCAATGGAATATATTAAGAGGATAAAGGAAAATGGATGGGAGAAGT